TATGACGAAAATATATTGAATTACAAAGATTTATTACCAGGTACCAATAGGACCAATATTTTTTCAAGCACTACAATTAATAATAGTGTGTTACCAGATTTCAATGAATGGTTAGGACTTGTTGGCAACACAGACTACACTACCAATTCATATTATCTTATTGGTGACAGCAGAACTTGGAATTATAGTCATGCTGTAAGTCCACAGGGAATACAATTAGACGGTTTCTGGAGAGCAATATACAAAAAATTATATGACACAGATAGACCTAATATTACTCCATGGGAGATGTTAGGATACAGCATAGAGCCGACTTGGTGGGAATCAACTTATGGACCTGCTCCGTACACGAAAGACAATTTAGTATTATGGAAAGATTTAGAAGAAGGTATTGTAAGAGAACCTAATAAAAAAATTGTAAGAAAAGAAAACTATGCAAGACCAGGATTAACAGGATATATTCCAGCAGACAGCGACGGAAATATTAGAAGTCCATTTGATAGTTCATATGCAAGACAAGTAGATCCTACACTAGGAAAAAACAATTTTGCATTTGGAGACGAAAGTCCAGTTGAAACTGCGTGGAGACGTAGTTCAGATTATCCTTTTTCAATACTAAAAGCATTTATTTTGCATCAACCTTCTAAAGTTATTGGAGTTGGTTGGGACACATCAAGAATAAGCAGAAATACTGCTAATCAAATCGTGTACTCAAATGAATTACCAATACAAACTAAAAGTTTAATTTTTCCAAGTAGCATAAGCGAAACAACTGTGATAAACACCGCAGGTCTTGTAAATTATTTGTACGAATTTGTTGAAACAAATCTACTAACTGATTATGCAGAATACAAAACAAATTTAAAAAGCATCGTTGCACAATTAGGTTTTAAAATAAAAGGTTACAGTAAAAAAGACAAATTTCAATTGATATTGGACAGTAAAACACCTAACACATCAACATCTGTTTTTGTGCCACAAGAAAATTATAGGCTAATACAAAATACAAGTGCTCCTATAAAAATGTTATCATATAGTGCCTTAATAATTGAACTTACTGCGGCAGGTTATATCATCAGGGGATATGACAAAAATGCTCCACAAATCAAATACTATTCTTTTATAGAGCAAGTAAGTGACCCAGTAATAAATGTAGGGGGAGTAAGTTCTTCATTTGTAAATTGGGGTGAAAACAATCGTTATGATGTTGGACAATATGTGAAATACAATGATCAATTTTATGCAACCGAGACAACACACTTATCAACCGAAACGTTTGATTTAACAAAATTTGTAAAATTAGTTGAATTACCTGTTGAGGGAGGCGCAGAGGGAATAATAAGACGAAGATTTGACAAATCGACTGTAACAGAAATAGCATATGGAACAATAGTAAGAACCAAACAAGAAGTTTTAGATATTATACTTGGTTATGGAGAATACTTGACTGACCAAGGTTTCGACTTCAATGAATTCAATAGGGATTTAGAAGTTGTTGCTAACTGGCAATTGAGTGCTAAAGAATTTTTATTCTGGACAACTCAAAAATGGGATCAAGGCAGTGTAATAAGTTTAAGTCCTGCATCAAGAAAATTAACTGTAAAATCGAGTTATAGTGTTGCTGACAATGTTATTGACAATTTTTACTCGTATGGCATTTTAAAAGAAGACGGAAATAAACTAGATAGAAATTTCCTAAGAATTGTTAGACAAGCAAATAATTTCAGTCTTCTTACAAAAAATACAGTAAACGGAATTTACTTTGCAAAAGTTCCTCTTGTACAGAAAGAACAAGTGTGTTTAATAGACAACCAAACATCTTTCAATGACTTAATATATGATCCAGCAAGTGGATACAAACAAGATAGATTAAAAGTTTTAGGTTACTTAACGGAGTGGGACGGCAGTCAATCCATTCCAGGCTTTGTGTTTAGTGTTGCAAACATCAAAGAGTGGACACAATACACGGATTACTCAATGAGTGATGTTGTAAAATACAAACAGTTCTATTACACAGCAAATAAAAAATTAAAAGGTGCATCAGTATTTGTTGATGCAGATTGGACAAGGCTAGATGGTGCTCCAAGCGATACATTAATATCAAATTTTGATTACAGAACAAATCAGTTTGGTGATTTTTATGATTTAGATACAGATAACTTTGACACCGAACAACAAAGAATGGCTCAACATTTAATTGGATATCAGCCAAGAACATATTTAAAAAATATTATTAATGATGATGTTGCACAATACAAATTTTACCAAGGATTTGTTAGAGAAAAAGGAACAGAAAATTCATTATCTAAAATTTTTGATGCTTTATCAAGTGCAGACAAAGAAAGCATAGATTTTTATGAAGAATGGGCAGTGCGAAAAGGACAATACGGAGCAAGTGCTGTATTCGATGAAGTCGAATTTAAATTAGATGAATCTAAAGTAAGACTAAATCCACAACCGATCGAACTTACAGATGATTTGCCTACAACAGAAAGCGATTTAACATACAGGATACAATCGGGACAAGTATATTTAAAACCAGATGCTTATACTCATGCGCCTTTTCCTACAAAATATAACAAAAATACTTACGTTAAAACAGCAGGCCCAGTTAATCCTGTAGATATAACATTAACGGTAGGAAAATATGCGGATTTACTTACAGCAGATATATCCACACTTGTAGATAACAATTATGTATGGGTAGGAGATTACAATTCAACTTGGAACGTGTTTAGATATTCAAAAACAACACAAAGAATACAAGCAATTAATGTTGTCAACAACACAATTGAAGTTGACACATTGAACACTCCGGAAATGACAGTTGGCGAAATATTCGTTGTGTATGCAAATGGATCAAATTACACTTTTAAATGTACAAGTGTTGAACCTTCAAAAATTATATGCGAGCCTAAAACAGGATTCCAACAGTTGTCATCTGCAACAGGTTATATTAGCAGGTATATTAGTGCTAAATTTACAAGCACAGACTCAATCAACAATAGAGTAAATGAAACTGGTATAAGAGACAACGAAAAATTTTGGATAGAAGCAAGTGATGATGGCAAATGGAAAGTTGTTAATAACAAATTCGTTTACAAAACAAAAGATGAAATTAGTACAACATCCACTTCAAGTGATGAAAGTTTTGGACAAGTAATCGCGACAAATAAAAATAATACAGTGGTGTTGGTTAGCCAACCTACAGACAGTGATGGAGCAATTTATGTGTTCACCAGAGGAACTGAAAGTGGTAATTTAAGTCTTTCACAAAAGATAGAAGCACCTACACAAGATCCATTGCTAACAAGTTTAGATCTATTTGGTTCAGGTAGTAGTTTTGGTTCAGCAGTGGATATCAGTCCAGATGGAAACTTTGTAATAATTGGGGCACCAACAGCCGGAAATCTTAAAACAGAATACAAAGGTGTGTTTAGTCCAAGCACAAATTATAATGTTAATAATATTGTTCAATACAAAAATCAATTGTGGAGAGCAACGAATCAAATCACAGGTCAAGATCCATCTGTGGACTTTACAACCTTTGATGGCTCTGGACTATACAGAGAAAGCACACAAACTACCACTTCAAACATAGTGATAGGCGATCACATATTTCCAAATGTAACAACAACGCATTTATTAATTAGAGCAAGTAGAGATCAATACCAAGGAACTAAAATTGGTGATAGATTAATCATGCAATACTTAGGTTTTAGCAGTGACTATCCATTAGATAGAAGCAATTTAACTAAGGCAACACAAAAACCTTTTGCAGGAGTTGGTGACCCAACTATTAAAACTAATCTTTTCAGTGCAACGGAAGTACCGATTGTACAAAAAGTTGATACAATTTTAAAAGTGGATCTAACTTTAGTAGATCCAATATTGACGGCAGTTGTTAATTCATCTAGTTTTGAAGGAACTGTTGTTTACAAAAGAAAAGAAGGTACAAAAACTTTACTTTATCTAAAAGATGTTGAAGGTGTTGTTACTGCATCAGGTACATTGATGTATGGTACACTTGAAGTAGGAACTTATAATAGAGTACTTGCTGAAGATTATTCATACCTAAGTGGTTTTTGGATGGTTGATATCAACGCAACTGTGTCAACAAGTGCAGGTATAGACACTTCTAATCATTTAGTGATACAAGATATTAAAAGACAAGGTGTCACAAGGAACACAAACAAATTTGTTAATAGTTTAGATGAAACAATACAAGCGATTACACCACAAACTCCAATGTATCAATCACAATTCGGAGTTTTAACTTATTACGAATCTTACTACATAGATTCAAGCACAAACCAATGGGTATCACGTGGTTCACCTACAGGAATATTAAGCAATAATTGGTATGTGCGTACTACACCAACATTGACAAAAAGTCAAAATGATACAATAAATGTTTGGATCAATACAGTAGGCACAAACAAGTTTGATTTCGCAGGTATTAATATCACAGCGGCAGATACAAATGGATTAAAGACTGTAAGTGAAGTAATGGATGGTTATATTGATGTTGATTCACAAAGTGATTCAAATAATAATTTTTATTTCCCTGCTCCGGGTGATGTAGTTAGAGATGACGTAACGTCAAACACAGCAACAGTTGTGTTAACACAATTTACAGCATTAAACAAATTAAGAGTTTGGATCAAAAATTCAACTGGAACATTCACATTAGGATCCAATGCAGGTGTAAATGGAACAATTACAAGGATAGGAACACCTAACAGAACACTTGGTAACATTGAACAAACAAATATGGCAGGACTTAATGGTGCAGGTAAATTATTAGTATTCACAAACACATCGGCGATTACTATTTCAGGAAATGCTACAGAGTATTTTGCTAATGACAAAGAATATTGGCTATGGGATGAACAAACATTAGATGGAATATCCGCAAGTGCGAATACTCCAAGTTCTACAAATTATGACTGGAATAAAGTTTTCAACATACCAATAGGAGAAGGTACTACAAGTGGTCTAACCAACGAAGGTGCATTCTTAATTTACAAAAAAGATGGCGTAGGCAAGTATTCATACAATAGTGCATACACAGTTCCAGATACAAAAGCAAATTTAAAACTAGGTTCAAGAATTAAAGTAAGAACAGTAGGTGATAAAACAGTTGCATTCATTGGAGCAAGTGGAAATTTAACAACCAACAATCCTGGTAAAATATATTTCGTTGAATACAATGCAAACAAAAATTGGACACTAGGTACTGATCCAATGTACACTGGCACATATGACGCTACTGCAAGTTATGTCACTGGCGAACTAGTTGTTTATGCTAATCAACTTTACAAAGCAAACACAAACTTAACTCCAGGTGCATGGAATCCAGTTTATTGGACTTTACAAAGTACAAGAACAGATATGTTAGGATATATTCCTAACGACTCAGGTATAGAATTAGAACAGGACAGCACTTTAGCACAAAACGGATTGGTGCGTTTTGCAGACAGATTTGATGTTGATGATAATGGTGTAAACATTATAGCGAATATACTTTATAACAACGACAATCAAAAAGTTGTTGTTTATAGATTGGACAACGGACATTACACTTACAAACAAACCATTGTACCGCCTAACGATTCAGCGGCAATGATAAACTTTGGTTCTGATTTAAGCATTAGTGGAGATGGAACATTAATTGCTGTTGGTAGTCCTTTAAAAGATTTAACTAATATAGACATGGGTGCTGTTTATGTTTACAAAAAAGCAACTGACGATACAGGAGTTTATAGTTACAATCAAACATTAACCAGTCCAGATAGAGAAGTTTCAGAAAACTTTGGTCACACACTTGCATTTAGTGGTACAGTGTTAGCAGTAACAAGTCTAAAAGGCGATATGCAGGTGCCGACGACATTAGACAATGCAACTACTTCATTTGATGATCAAATGACTACATTTACAAAAACATTTACAGATAGTGGTGCTGTTCACATTTATCAGAAGTTCGAAAATACAATGTTGTATGGTGAAAAATTTAATTATGCAAATGACAGTCTACAACAATTTGGTTCTAATTTAACAATTAATAGTAATCACGTGTACATCGGATTGCCAACGTTACAATTAACGAATCAGCAAAAAGGAACTGTTATAAATTTTAGGAAATCTCCAACAGAAAATAATTGGACTAGTATTCATGAAATGTCTACGGGCATTGATCAAGTAGATTTAACAAAAATTAAAAGTATTTTCTTATATGACAAAGTATCTAATAAAAAATTAGCGGATTTAGATTACATAGATCCTCTATATGGAAAAATACCTGGACCAGCAGAAGCAGAATTATTCTACAAAACACTTTACGATCCCGCTGTATACAATAACACAGGTGCGTCTGGTACGGTAGATGCAACAAACAGTTGGACAGATACACAAATCGGCAGACTTTGGTGGGATCTAAGGACAGCAGTATACTATTATCCTTATCAAAGCAATGTGATTTTTAATAACGCATATTGGAACAAACTATTTCCTGGTGCAACAATAGATGTGCATGAATGGACAGAGTCTAATAGAACACCTACAGAATGGAATACATTATCAGCGACCACACAAGGCGCAGGATTAGGAGTGACTGGTACTGTTGCAGACACAACAAATTATGTTACACGTAAAAAATATGATTACGTTGCTGGCACAATGAAAAATATCTATTACTATTGGGTAAAAGGTAAAAAGACTGTTCCTGAATTAGAAGGTAGAAGTATGACTGCTGAAGCGGTGCAAAATTTAATCAAAGATCCAAGAGCACAAGGTTACAAATACGTTACAATATTCGGACCAAATAGATTTGCTCTTGTAAACTGCGATACATTTATAAATGGTACAGACACAATATTAAACTTTAGATTGTTTAACACTGAATCGACAGGAAACATTCATAATGAATATGCTCTTGTATCTGAAAACTTAGGTACAAGCACACTTCCTAAAGATATAGAAAATGTTTGGTTCAACAGTTTAATTGGATATGATGAGCAGATGAATCAAGTGCCAGATCCAGAATTAAGCGATAAAGTAAAATATGGAACATTAACAACTCCAAGACAAAGTTGGTTTAAAAACAATGCAGAGGCGACAAAACAATTAATTACAAGAGCAAATGATGTTTTAATTAAAAATTTAATTGTTGACGAAATAGATTTATCAACTTTGACTGCAAGTGAGCCTGCTCCAGTGTCACAAACAGGTTTATATGATACAACTGTAGACACAGAAGCGGATTTAGAGTTTTTAGGTACAGGACCTTCGATTACTGCTACTCTTGTACCAACAGTAGTAAATGGAAAAATTACTAGCGTTGCAATTACAAATTCAGGTGCAGGATATAAAGTTGCGCCAACATACAAAATTAAATCAACTAATGGATCCGAAGCCGTATTTAAATTAACGATAAATGCAAAAGGACAAGTAACCGCTGTTAAGGTTGAGCGACAAGGTAAAAATTATGATTCTAAAACAACAATTGAAGTAAGAAACTTGAGTGCATTAGTAAGAGCAGATAGCCAGGTAGATGGCAAGTGGGCAATATACAACTGGAATCCTACTGACAAATGGACTAGATCGCAAATTCAAAGTTACAATACTTCATTGTACTGGAATTATGCAGATTGGTATGCTACAGGTTACACTCAATTCACGGCAATAGATCAAAAAGTAGATTACAGTTATCAATTGGATGCTTTACAAAACAGTATTGGTGATATTGTAAAAATTAGCACAATTGGTACTGGTGGTTGGTTATTGTTAGAAAAAATAGATAATCAAGTTGGTGTGGATTACACTGTAAATTACAAAACTGTAGGCAGACAAAATGGAACGATACAATTTAATACAAGATTGTATGACTATTCAAACACAAACATAGGTTATGACAGCAATAGTTTTGATGTTCAATTGTATGATCGACAACCAATCCAAGAAACTAGAATAATTTTAGAAACATTAAGAGACAAAATTTTTGTAGAAGAACTAGATGTAGAATATAATAAATTATTCTTTGCTAGTATTAGATATGCTTTAAGTGAAGAAAAACTAAATGATTGGATATTCAAAACAAGTTTCATCAAAGCAAAACACAATGTTGGAGAGTTGCAACAAAAACGTTCATTTAGAAATGATAACCTTGCAAACTTTGAAGATTATATTGCAGAAGTAAAACCATACAAATCTAAAATTAGAGAGTATGTTAGTGCTTATCAAAAAACAGAACCTACTAATACAAGTATAGCAGACTTTGATTATCCACCAAGATACCTAGACGGATATATTCAGGCAAGTAACATAAGAGTAAATGGAACTAATTTAACTACCAATTCTATAACAACTTACCCTGATAAGCATTGGTTAGACAATATTGGATATTCAATTACAGAAATTAACGTTGCGACAGTAGGATCAGATTATATCAATGCTCCAAAAGTAACTATAACCGGTGGCGGAGGATCAGGAGCAACAGCAACAGCATTCATTAAAAATGGAAAAGTAACAAGAATAAGAGTTGATACAGAGGGCAGTGGGTACATATCAACTCCTACTATTACATTATCTGGTAATACCACTGGAACATATGCTACTGCAAACGCAGTCTTAGGAAAAGGAGTTACAAGATCAACGCATCTAGGAGTTAAGTTTGATAGAACAACAGGAACATTACTGTTAGCAAATCTATCAAGAACAGAAACTTTTACCGGAAATGCTTCACAACTTAAATTTAAATTAAAATGGCCTATGGATTTAAGATCAAATGCAGTAACCATATCAGTTGCAGGAGTTGGACAATTAAGAAGTGCATTTATTTTTAACAACGAAGATGACACAACAAAAAGTTATGCAAGAAAAACTGGTTATGTACAGTTCACAACACCACCTGCAAATTTATCTACAATATCAATAACATATTTGATAGACCAAGATGTTTTACATACACAAGATAGAGTAAATTTATATTATGTACCGACTGATGGTCAGCCAGGCAAAGAACTTGCACAGGTGATAGAGGGAATAGATTATGGTGGAGTTGAAGTAAGAAGTATCACATTCGAAGATGTATCAGGTTGGGACAACGCAGGTTATGGTTCTGGAGAATGGGACACTTATGACACAACTTACGAAGATGAAATATTCTATTTAGATGGTAGTACACAATCTATAAACTTATCGAAAGCATTAGAATCTGGTGTACAATATCATGTGTACAGAAGATTTAGAGCATTGACAAATAATAAATGGGATTGGAAATTAGTTAGAATGGACGATCCTAACTTTGGCACAGGCAATCCAGTTACAAATACAAATGCTGTAATGAGATCATTAGAAGGTGACGGAAGCACGAAAACTGTAGATGTAAGTGCAATTGAAACAGGTAGCGATGATATTATAATTGTCAGAAAATCTACAAGTGATGGAAGTTTCTTACCTGATCCAGATGCAGTAGATTCATTAGTAAAAGGTGGAGACCTTGCTTACACAACTGCCACTGGATTAAATGCAGAAGACATAAACATCGATGGCGATGGTTTTGTTACTCCGACGTCAAGTCATGGACCAGAAGAGTTTGTTCCAGGACAGGTTTTAGACACATTAGATATACAAGTATATGACAGAGGAGCATTCACAGGAAGCAAAATTAACAGTTACAATTATATAGGTGATGGAAACACTACTACATATGCTTTTGTAGACTTTCCGCAAAGTAACAATGCTGTATTTGTTTCAGTAGATAATATTTTGTTTAACAGTAATTTGTATTCAATCGACTATCAAAATAAAAATTTAGTATTCAACAGTGCGCCAACAAACGGTGCTAAAATTAATTTCATCACAATGGGAAACAGTGGTGAGTCAATTTTAGATGTAGACATTTTTACAGGTGATGGAAGCACAACAGAATTTGTCACAAGAGGTAAATTCAAAGCAAACAGCATTAGTACTTTAGTAAAAGTTAATGGCGTTGATCAAACGCATACGGTATTCGAAACTGACAGCACATATTCAAGACCAGGAAAAGTTGCAATTAGATTTACAACTGCTCCGGCTCAAGATGCTGTAATTAATATTTGCGTGTATGAAAGTGCAAGTCAATCATTTAGTGAAGTGACACAAAATACTTTTAATGCTGACGGTAGCACAACAGCATTTACATTATCTCCTACTCCATTTACACAACAACCATTTACAAATAATGTAATTGTAAAAGTTGATAATGATGTTTTAAGAAGTGGATTTACTAAACAACATACTCTCTCTGCAACAGGTGGAAACTTGATTAGAGAATATCAATTTAAAACTTGGCAGGTATTACCAGGAACTATATTAGCAACCAATGTAAGAGCATTCTTAAACAAAACGGAATTAACTGCGGCACAATACAGATGGAATCCAGGCAACAGTAGTGTAACATTGGAATCAGGGGTTGGTGCTATTGGCGATATTTTAGAAGTTTATATTGAAAATGGTGAGTACTCGGTAAGCAATAATGGAACACTAACTATATCTCCCGCGGTAGCAGATGGGAAAACAATTACTGCATATCAATTCAGTAAACATGATATACAAGATATAGAACGTGAACAGTTTGATGTAATAGCAAAACAAAGTATTACTGTGAACACTGAAGATTATTTCACGTACAATCAATTAACAAATGGAGTTATTCAATTAAGGAGACCGGCTACTGATGCTCAATATGTCTGGGTATGTGTAAACGGAGAATGGTTGGCTCCAAGTGTAGACTACACAGTGTCAAATGATCAGAACAGATTATTAATTAATAGAAACTTATCGCAGAATGATGAGATAGATGTTATACACTTCTCTGCTCCTAGTTTCATAGGTAAATTTGCTTATAGACAATTTAAAGATATGTTGAATAGATCCCACTTCAAACGTTTAGGTGATGACAAGCAATATTATCTAGCACAGGATTTGAATTGGTACGATAGAGAAATAGTGCTTACAGATGGAACAGGATTAACAGATCCTAGCATTGGAGCAAGATTACCAGGCATAATGTTTATTGATGGCGAAAGAATTGAATATTATCAAAAACAAGGAAACACAATTAAGCAATTGAGAAGAGGAACTTTTGGCACAGGTATACCAACAAAACACACAGCGTCTACACAGGTCTTCGATCAAAGCAGACATCAAAACGTTCCTTACAAAGACGAGTTCCTTACGGAAAATTTCACTGGAGCAAATGTTTCAAATAATCAACTGAACATCTCATTTACGCCTAAATCTGTAAATGAATTTGAGATATTTGTAGGTGGTAAGAGATTGCGTAAGAACAGTATTAGTGTATATGACCCAGCAAATGGACAGGATAGTCCGGAGGCTGATACCACTGTTCAAGCAGAATTCACAGTGGATGGTGTTAATCCTGTGATTACATTTACAACCACACCAGCCGCAACTGCCAAAATTGTGGTTATAAGAAAACAAGGGAAAATTTGGCATGATACGGCAAAAGCACTGAGTCAGACGGATAATGACATCGCAAGATTCATACGTCAAAAAGAAGTGGCATTGCCGCAATAAATACAGTAAGAAATTGGAGCACAAATGAGTAAAATAAAAGAAAACAGCGGAGTATTAGTTCAAGGACATATCAAGATACATGACCCTGAATCCGGTGCTGTATTCGTTAATAAACGTAACGCAATTCATTATGAAAATATGAGTATTGCTTTGGCTGAAAGTGTTGCTAATCAAGGGCAAGGCTTCATCAGTTCAATGGCGTTTGGTAACGGTGGAACATCAGTTGACCCAACTGGTATTATCACATATCTAACTCCAAACAGTACTGGAACAAATGCAAGTTTGTACAACCAAACATTTACTAAAATTGTTGATGACAGATCAGTTTCTAACTTAGATCCACAAAGAAATAAGATTGAAACAAGACACGTGAATGGAACAAACTATACAGATGTTGTTGTTACCTGTTTATTAGATTATGGTGAACCAAATGGACAAGATGCAACTGACACAGCATCCGCATCAGACAGTTTATATGTGTTTGATGAACTAGGACTTACAAGTTACGCATCATCAGGAACAGGTAAATTATTAACACACGTAATTTTCCATCCTGTACAAAAAAGTTTAAACAGATTGATACAAATAGATTACACTGTTAGAGTACAAAGTTTAACAGGTTTTAACGAGGGGTAATAAATGGCATATACCATTAATTTTTCCGACGCAGTAAACAAGGGTACTATCACTATTAATGACAACACCATTAATAATGAAACTACTTTAAGACTGCCAGGAAAAAATACAACATCATATGGTACAATAATTGCAGAAAATTTTCTACATCTTTTAGAAAATTTTGCAAACAGCACCGCTCCAGCGAGACCTATTGAAGGACAACTTTGGTTCGATACGACAGCAGGAACAGATCAATTGAAAGTGTATGATGGTACCAATTGGGTAGCGTCAGGTGGACTTAAAAAAGCAATAAATCAACCTAGTGCTTCAGAAAGCGTCACAGGTGACCTTTGGGTTGATACAAATGCACAACAACTTTACTTGTTCACAGGAACAGGTTGGGTACTCATAGGTCCACAATATAGTTCAGGACTGACAACAGGTGCAACTCCTGTTGTGGTTACTGGCACAGATGATTTAAATTACAGTATAGTAAAACTAGAAGTTTCAGCAAAGACAGTGGCAATTATTGCTTCAGATCAGTTTACACCTAAGAGTAACATTGCAGGATTTTCAACTTTATATCCAGGATTAAATTTAAGTGTTGCAAATATCACAGGCGACGGTGTAGGAAAATTTTATGGTACGGCACAAAAGGCAGAAAACCTTGTTGTTGGTACTTCAACTATCGCGGCAGGAAACTTTTTAAGATCAGATACAACAAGTTTAACAAATTTTCCAATTAAAATAAAAACAGACGACGGTGTCGAAGTTGGAGCGGCAGGTTCTTTCAAAATGTTCGTTGAGAATCAAGCAGGTATATTTCAATTAAGCACACTGGATGAAGAAATAGATTTCAGATTAAACAACCAAGGAACAACGACCACAGTTTTAAGAGTAAGTTCGCAAGGACAGGTTGGTGTAAACAAAACTAATCCAACTCAAGCATTAGACGTAACAGGTAATATTTTATCAAGTGGCTCTATACAATCCGATAGCACAACTGACGCAACGAATGTAAGTTCAGGTTCAATAATTGCAAAAGGTGGAGTAGGCATAGCCAAAAAACTTTATGTTGGTGACGCTACAAATATCGTAGGAGATGTCACAGCAAACAATATTTTACCACAGGCTAACAACACATACAGCATTGGTGCTACAAACAATCAATACAACAATGTGTACGCAAATAATTTTGTAGGAAATGTAACTGGAAATGTAAGTGGAACAGTATCTGGCACAGCCGGTCAGGCGAACAAATTAACAACAGCATCAACATTTAATATGACTGGAGATGTTACAGCAACATCATTCAGTTTTGATGGACAAACAGGTGGAACATCTAAAACTTTTGCTACATCTATAAGCAATTCTTTCATAGGAAATCAAACTTTAACAACAACAAGTTCTGTATCAGACGAATTAATAATAAACAGAACATCAGGAACAACAGGCATATTTAAAACTACTGTTGGTTCTATAGTAAGCACAATACCTACACCACCAATAGGATCAATTATGATTTATGCAGGTGCAACTGCTCCTACAGATTGGTTAATGTGTGATGGTGCAGAAATAAGCAGAGCAACATACAACAAACTGTTTGGAGTTATAGGTACTCAGTTTGGAACGCCAAGCACATCGGCAGTATTTAAAACTCCGGATTTGCGTGGAAGATTCCCATTAGGTAAAGACAACATGGGACAAGGTTCTGCAGATAGAACAACGGCAGTATTTGCTGATAACCTAGGACAAGGTGCTGGTGCAGAAAAGAAAACAATTACAAAAGAAAATTTACCACAACACGAACACAATCTTCAAGCAAACAATGGAGATCAGTTCTTTGCATCTAGAATGATTGCAGGGGCATCAGGTGATGCAGAAGTAACAACTAGAAGTGGTCCAGATTTAAACAACACAGCCGGCGCACAACAATTACCTAACACAGGTGGATTGGCAGGCACAACGGGACAACTATTTGATGTGATGAACCCGTACTTAACACTTAATTACATCATATACACTGGAGGAATTTAATGAGTTATAAGTTGAACAAAACAGATGGCAGTTTACTTGTTGACCTAGTAGATGGTCAATTGGATACAACATCTAGTGACTTAACACTTATTGGAAGAAACTATTCAGGATTTGGTGAAGTATTAAATGAAAACTTCATTCAACTCTTAGAAAATTTTGCAAACAGTGCCGCGCCAACTAATCCTGTAAGAGGTCAGTTATGGTTTGACACAACAGAAAATAGATTAAAAGTATACAACGGAACGGCATTTACGGCAAGTGGTGGTGTTACAGTTCAAGCCTCACAACCTAACATGGTTGCTGGTGATCTTTGGATTGATAGTAATGCCAGTCAATTATATTTCTTTGATGGAACAAATTTAAGACTTGCTGGCCCAACTTATTCGAGACAATCAGGAACTTCAGGCTTCACAGTTGTTAGTGTGTTAGATACACAAAGTATTACAAACTATGTTGTGAAAATGTTCGTAGGCGGTAGCCTAGTAGGTGTACACAGTAACGCTTCGTTTACTCCGTCGGCAGGTGCTCAGATCACCGAACTAGTAACAAGTGCAAATCCAACTGGTGCAATTACAAAAGGTTTTAATACAGTAGGAACTGATTACAAATTTGTTGGAACATCTACTGTATCGGAAGCATTAAAAGATGGTGCTGGTGTAGTAAGAACTGGTGACCAATATCTTACAGCGGACAGTGATGACACAACAACAGGTGCAATAACAATACAAAATAATGGCGGATTGACAATAGGATTAAACAACAACACAAAATTAGAATTCACAAATAATGCATTCACAGTTGCAAACCAACTTACAGGTCAAGACGTAGAAGTAAAAGTTAGAAGACCTGCTGAAACTTCTGCAATAAAAATAGATACCACAAATGCTAGAGTAGGTATTTTCAAAGCATCACCAAGTAAAACTTTAGATGTAGGTGGAGATGTAAACATTGACGGTAACCTTGTAGTAAGTGGAACGCAAACATCTATAGATGTTACAACTTTAGTTGTTGAAGATAAAAATATTGATTTAGGTAAAAAGGATGACGGCACAGTAGGAAATGATGCCGCAGTCGACGATGGTGGTATAATATTAAATTCATCAGATGGTAATAAGACTTTTGTTTGGAAAGATGGCACGGATTCTTGGACAAGTTCAGAAAATATTGATCTTGCATCAGGTAAAGGAATTAAAATTAACACAAATTCTGTTTTAACTGAAACGGCTTTAGGTTCGACAGTTACTTCTGCTCCAGGTCTTACTACAATAGGTACTCTTAACCAAGCCACTATTGCCAATGTAAAAATTGGACCAACAGATGGATTGATCACTAGTTTAAATGCCAACGCATTAAAATTAGATAGTGCAACAGCGGCAATAGAAGTACAGAACAAAAAAATATCAGGTGTTGCAAATCCAACAGATGCACAGGACGTTGCAACAAAATCTTATGCTGATGGAAGCACAGTAATTGGAGTACAATTAGATATTACAGGATTAGGTGCAAACGCAGGAAACAATTATGCTCCTGTAGGAACATTATTAGAAAAATTATTTCCAGCAGGTGGATATGATTCCACAAGTCCGCAACCACCAGGAAGTGGTAACCCATCAAGTCCTTTCTACAATTCAAGCATTGCCGCAAGAGCACAAGGAGTTATTGCAAGAATAAGAACACTTGATTATGGATCAACAGGTGGTTTCAGCATACCTTCAATAGACATACAGAGTCAAATTAACTTCACGCCAGTTGATCAAACAATTACAGCGGCACAAAGAACTATTGCTAGTGTGACAACATACCAACAGGATAACACATTAGGAACTACAACAAAATTAACAATGAGTGCGGCACATTTCTATGAAACAGGACAAGCCATAGTAGTGTCAGGTACAACTTTCAGTGGTGGTATAGGTACTATTGACGGAAATTACACGGTACAAGGAGCAGAATTTCCTGCGGAATCACCTAATTACGTGTCGATTACAATTAACTATGATTCACAATCAAGTGGATTATTAGGAGGTAATTACAACGCATCAAGTGGTACTGCAGAAAGAACTCCTGTTGTAGGAAGTTCTAATAAACAAGTGGTGGAAAATATCACTAATCCATCAGGCGTAACTGGTACAATAACTTTTGCTCCGACAACTAAAATACTTCAATTTGGTGTCAACAGTGGTGCATGGGAATTTGATAGAGAAATTACATAGGATAACGATAAATATTACAAACAAAGGGCAATATGGCATATACAGTTAATAATTTTACAGGAACATTGATAGCAACCGTAGAAGACGGGACTATTGATAACACAACCAACCTTAGATTCATAGGTAAAAACTATGCAGGTTATGGTGAAATTCAAAACGAAAACTTCTTGCATATGTTGGAAAACTTTGCAGGAGGCACTGCACCGTCAAGACCAGTTTCAGGTCAACTATGGTTCGACAGTTCCACTTCAAAATTGAAGTTTTATGATGGTGCTAAATTTAGAACAACTGGTGGTGCTGAGATCAGTTCAACTGCTCCAACAGGTTTAACAACTGGTGACTTTTGGTGGGACACTGCTAACAGTCAGTTGTATGCATGGGACGGCTCTAGTTTTATTTTAGTAGGTCCACAAGGTGTAGGTTCCACTGTAACACAATTCACAAGTAGACAGATACAAGATACTTTAGGTGCTCAACAACTTATAATTGAAGGTAAAGTAAACAATGTGACAGTAGTTGCATTCAGTTCGACAGAATTTACAATAGACGCAACTCAATCGTCAAACACAATCACAGGCTTTGATGTAATCAAAAAAGGTATTACGTTAGTCAATACTCAAGCGGCAACTAACGGTGTAACATCAACAGATCACAGATTTTTTGGAACTGCTTCAAACTCAGATAGATTGGGTGGTTTCGTAGCAAGTGATTACTTGAGATCAGGTAGTACAAATTTCAATTCAATTGTTAGATTTGCAGATGTAGGTTTCACTGTTGGTGATTCCAATGATCTTAAAATTGCAATTCAAAATGGTAATGAAGGTGTTGTTGCAAACGAAGTTGGTGAAAAAATAGATCTACAAGTAAATGTTAACAACGTTGTGACAAGTATTGCAGAAGTTGTTACAACTGGTATCAATCCAGGAAGCGGAAATAGAACACTAGGTACTACAACAGACAAATGGTATGAAGTACACGCAACATCTTTAAAAGGAAATTCAGACACAGCCACAGCAATATTGCAAGGTGGAACATCGTATCCAGGTAGCACAACTGCACAGGTGAACACAGTTGCTTTAAGAGACGCAACAAACACAATAGCGGCAACCACTTTCAGTGGTAGAGCAACTGAGGCAAATTATGCTGACTTGGCAGAGATTTACAAAACAGATCAAGAATACCCAGTGGGAACAGTGGTATCAATTGGCGGAGACGCAGAAGCAAGAGCAGTTGAGACGGGTGATCCTATTTTGGGAGTCATATCCGACAATCCAGGATTTTTAATGAACAAAGACGCTGAAGGTCAAGCGGTTGCATTTGTTGGTAGAGTACCAGTATTGGTTAAAGGTGCTATTACCAAAGGTGAAAGAGTATATGCAAACCGTGGCGGTTTTGGTACAACAGACGCAAATGGCGAACAAATTGGTTTCGCCCTAGAATCGAATTCAGAAGAATCCACGAAACTTGTTGAGGTAGTATTGCGCCTGGTAAATAATTAGAAGGAGCAATAATGGCTTTAGTAACATCAACAAGATACAATACATTAAGACAATCGGTTACAAACGTTTTAGAAACAGGATCTGGTGACAGTGGCTATGGTCAAACTGCAACCAGTTCAAGCATATCCTCAGGTGATTTAATTACTGCGGCACAAATCAATAACATCTACGAAGACATTAGAAAATGTTACAAACACCAAAATGGTGGTAATCCAGCAAGTAACCAATTACAACAGGTTAATGCAGGTGATCTAGTCAAAGACAATGACGGCGTGAACTATTCTGGTTGGGATCAATACGAAGCATTAGCACTTAACATCAGCACAAACAGATTGACAGTTGCTGGCGGACAGCAAGTGATTACAAGTGCTTCATCGAGATCAAGAGGTAGTTGGAACGGAGATATTACTTTAGTATTAGATGTAACCTTTGCCAGTGCAGACGCAAGAAGATATTTCTTTAATCAAGGAGGATTCATAAGATTAACGAGTACAGTGTCAGGTGGTAGTTCAAAAGACAGCGATTGGAACACTATGTTATCAGGCGCTGGTAATGTTGACTTCAAAGCACACTCCACAACAGCATCAGGCGGAAGTGGTAGTGCATCAGGCTCGTTAGGAAATTACGAATTGACTTCATCATATCAGTACATCTACCAAAGATTTGATGGCGGTACTGGAGCCTACAGTGCCAATGATTACTACATCGAAGCACAGTCACCAAATGCAACACAAATCCAATTTAGATTGGTATGGCGTGACCAAGCAGGTGGTAACATTGATGAATCGGTATCCAATTTAAGTTACGATGCAATTACTGGTACAGCAACTACTGACATAATTGGTACAGCACCAGGTGTAGCAGAAGGTTCCGGCACTAATTTCTAATATCTTATTTGACTAAAATCCAAAAATAAAGTATAATATCTTGTAATATTATGGATAATTCACTTAAAGAATCTTTGGATCATGCTAACAAGATGAAAGTCTTCAATAATCAATTGAGATTGTTGAAGGAAAAATATCTTGAACGCAACATTTATTTCACCATTGGTCATCAATTTACAATAGATTTAAAACTAATAAACTATTGCGTCACACTCAAAAATCAAGACAAAACAAAAGACGTAGTCATGCTAGATGATTATGACCTTCCTGTAAGGATAGCAGACTTGGAATCCTTTTACACTGACATATTGGACTTGTACCAACAGAATCTTAATGCATATATTGTTGAGTACAATAAACTTGTACAAGACAAAGGCAGAATTTAATGAGCAAAGGTGTTGTATTATTCGCTTTCAATAACAAAGCCATAAATTATGTAGAACAGGCAGAGTTCTGTGCCAAGAAGATTATAAAACATTTACAGTTGCCGGTTACAATAGTCACGTCAGATAAAGTGACAAACAAAGATTTGTTTGACAAAATAATTGTTATTCCAAAAGAAGAAAATCAAACTAGAAATTTTTATGACGGCGATCAAAGACAAAAGGCTTTTTGGAATAACAAATCAAGAACGTCAGCATATGATTTGTCTCCTTACAATGAAACACTTGTAATGGACACAGACTTTATTATAGAAAATGATTTGCTCCTTAAGGTCTTCGGCAAAGGTCATGATTTCTTAATCAATCATGAAGCACAACATCTAGACTTTCAAAGCAACATGACAGATGAAATGAAATATATAAGCGACAGTGGTATAAAGATGTGTTGGGCAACCGTCTTTTACTTTCAAAAGACTGATAGAGTAAAACGTTTATTCACTTTAATAAACCATATAAAAGATCATTGGAGTTTTTACAGATTTAGATATCAATTATTGCAAAACACATACAGGAATGATTTTGCTTTTGCAATAGCATTACACATATTAAATGGTCATATGAAAAGTGATTGGCCTATCCAATTGCCTATCAAATTATTTTATATTACTGATAGGGATAAAATTGTCTCATACAAAGATAATACATGGCAATTTAAATTGCAAGGAGATCTAGATTGCAAAATAAAAGATATTAACATTCATGTAATGAATAAAATAGGTTTAATGAAAGTGATTAAAGATGAGTAAAGGTATTTGTTTATTTGCACAAAAAAATGATAGGTCTGATTATTATAAGCAGGCAGTTGCCTGTGCTATGAGTATAAAGTCCTTCAATCCAGAGGAAAAAATCTGTCTTATTACAGATATGAAAATAGAAAAGGCAGATGAAAAGTATTTTGATGTTGTGAAAGATATACCTGGTAAGGACCTAAGCACTAATTCTACTTGGAAAATAGAAAATAGGAGTAAGATTTATAACACATCACCATTTGAAAGAACCATAGTGTTGGATGTTGATATGCTTGTACTGGAAAATTTAGAAAATTTCTGGACTTTATTGGAACCATACGAACTATTTTACACCAACAAAGTAAAAACTTATAGGAATGAGATAGCAAATGATGATTTTTATAGGAAAGTCTTTGTGCATAACCACCTACCCAACGTGTACTGTGGATTACATTATTTCAAAAAATCCGCAAGTAACGAAAAATTTTACGCACTGGTGTCTGATATAGTAACAAATTATAAGGAATACAGTGAACGCTTTGCAAATAACTTTAAACAGACATGGTGCAGTATGGATGTTGCGACAGCAATAGCAATTAAATTGTTAAACAAAGAACATCAGGTGTTTAGTAAGAGTAACGTGTTAACATTTACACACATGAAGCCTAAAATACAAAATTGGAAAGCGGATGTTCAAAATTGGACAGCATATATTGACTACAATTTTAATAAACATAAAGAACTCGCTGTGGGCAATATCATTCAAACAGGAATTTTCCATTATGTGGAGGATAATTTTGTCAACGAACAACTAATGGAGAATCTTAAATGAAACCATTTGTAAGGCCACCATTAGTAATTACGACAGAGCCAACTAAACACAATTTTTATGCAACATTTGATCCTGACACAGGCAAAGTCACAGGCATGACTCCGCAGAAACAAGGCAACTGCGTAGAAATAGATGAATACCTTGCCAATCAAATACAGAAAGGTATCAAAACATTTTTCGATTTCAAGGTAGAAATGCAAAATAATGAGTATGTACTCGTGCAAAAAGACGCAGTGCAAGTAAAAGATAATAATGTTGACGCAATGACTGTTGTAGAAAACAAATTTTTATATGAAATAAAATATAAT